AACGACCGGAGATCATCGCACGGTCCAACTGTGCCGAGAATGCCGGACAATCTGTCTAAATGAACGCGCAATTATTGATGACGACGCCCCGGTGGAAGAACCGGGTGGATAGCTCCAAACTCATGCAACATCAGCCGCCTTTTTAGGCGGCTTTTCAATGCCTTAGCACCTGACACTGACGCCGTCGCCCATGGCGTCTAGGTTGCCGGTTTGGCACATGATCCAGCGGCGTCTCCCAGCCAAGCCCCTGAAAAATCGAGCGTCTAGTGAAAATAAGTCTTGCACAGCCTTGCCAGGTATGGCATAGAGCGGCGCAACGCAGGTGGATAGGACAGGTGGAAAGAGAATGCTCAAGCCATACGACGTGATGAAACTCCCGGAAGGCAAACACTGTGACGGCGACGGGCTCTGGCTCTACGTCAAGGGCGCAAGCCGGTCGTGGGTCGTGCGCAAGGACATCGCCGGCAAGCGCCGCGAGGTCGGCCTCGGCTCGGCCGCCAACGTCGCGCTGGCGATCGCCCGGAAGCGGCGCGACGAGCTCCTCGAGCAGTGGCGCAACGGCGTCGACCCGGTCGAGGAGAAGCGCAAGATCAAGGAGGCGGCGGCGACGGCCGCCAAGCGCAAGACCTTCGCCGAGGCGGCCGAGGCCGTGATCGAGAAGAACCGCCCGGGCTGGAAGCTGTCGCTCGAAGGCCGCTCCTCGACGCTCGATCAGTGGCGGCGCGATGTGGCGACCTGCGCGCCGATCGCGCGCAAGTTCGTCGACGAGATCACGACCGCCGACATCAAGACCGTGATCCAGCCATACTGGGACCGGGAGCAGCTCGACAGCGCCCGGGCCTTGCAGAAGCGCATCGAGGCGATCATCGACTACGCCACCGCGCACGGCTGGCGCGCCGGCGACAATCCGGCGTCATGGAACATCTTCAAGCACCTTTGGCCCGGTCAGAAACCGGCGGACGTCCATCATGCCGCGCTGCCCTGGCGCGAGGTCCCGGAGTTCCTCCAGCGGCTGCGGCAGTCCGAGGCGACCAGCGCCCGCCTCCTGGAGTTCGTCCTGCTGACCGCGGTCCGGTCCAACGAGGCGCGCGGCGCGACCTGGTCGGAGATCGATCTGGAGGCCCGTGTGTGGACCATCCCGGCGGCGCGGATGAAGATGGCCCGCGACCACACCGTGCCGCTCAGCGACCAGGCTGTGGCCCTCCTTGGCCGGATGGAGACGGAGAAGGTCGTCGAGAAGATCGACAGCGAGTTCGTCTTCGTCGGCGGCCGCGGGGCCGACGCCAAGGAAGCGGGCAGGCCGATGCGCAACGCCAGCCTGCATAGCCTGCTCAAGCGGGTGACCAGCGACGCGACCACCCACGGCTTCCGCAGCACGTTCCGCGACTGGTGCGGCGAGACCGGCGTCGACCGCGAGCTGGCCGAGCGCTGCCTTGCGCACAAGGTCGGCAGCGACGCCGAGAACGCCTATGCCCGCTCCAGCCTGATCGAGCGGCGGCGCCCGATCATGCAGGCGTGGGGCGCGTTCGTCGACGGCGTCCGCGACAATGTCGTGCCTTTCGAGAGGAAGATCGCGTGACGACCACCATCACCGGCCACGGCATCACCCTCCGGCTCCAGGAAGGCGAGCCCACGCGCCGCTGCGGCGATTGCCAGCTCTGCTGCAAGCTCCTGCCAGTCCGATCGCTGGACAAGGGCGCTGGCGAGCGCTGCAAGCACCAGCGCCACCACAAGGGCTGCGCCGTCTACCTGAAGCCGGGCTTCCCGCCCGAGTGCGGCGCCTGGAATTGCCGCTGGCTGGTCGGCGACGACACGGCCGACCTCTCACGCCCCGATCGATCGCACTACGTGATCGACGTCATGCCGGACTTTGTCACGCTCCGGAACAACGAGACGGGCCAGGCGAACCATGTCGAGGTGGTGCAGATCTGGGTCGATCCCGGCTACCGCGACGCCCACCGGGATCCCGCGCTCCGCGCCTTCCTCGAGCGTCGGGGCAAGGAGAACAAGGTCAGCATCGTCCGCTGGGACAATGAGGACGCCATGGTCATCTTCCCGCCGGCGCTCAGCGAGAACCGGCAGTGGAACGAGGTGAAGACCAACTTCCGGGCGAAGGAGCACAGCATCGACGAGGTGGTCGCGGCGCTGGGCGGGGCTTTACCAACTGGGCAGGCAGTTGCCTGATTACCAACTAGGTGCTAGGAGCACGCAATGATTATGCTAACCGTAGCCGTCGTTCTGGCGGTCCTCATCCCGATCATGTTGGCCATCCAGGGGCGCTCTCAGAAGCCGCCGCAGCTGACCGAGGACGAAAAGCGTCGGGCGGCCGAACTGCAAAAAGCGGCAGTGCACGAAGCCGCATTGCGGGCGTGGAAGCCTCAATAATTTCCTGCCGCTCCCTGGCTGAAGAGGAGGTTCGCCAGCGCGTTCCGAGTTGGCGCATTGCGCAGGAGCGGATCCTGGGCCTGCCCGGTTGAGAGCGCGACCCTAGCCGCATCGATCGCGCGTTGTTGCGCCGGCCCCTGCAAGAATTTGCCGTAGGCCGCGGGGACGCCCTTGTGCACCCCGTAGCCGAGCAGTCCGCCCAGCGCCACCTCCCCGGCGAAGTGCGCCGGGTCGAAATGCCCCTCCGCGGCCTGGCCGCTGGCGCCGACGATCGCGCCTTCGATGAGGGGGCCGGCGATTGGATGCAAAAGATGCCGGACGTCCCAGATGCTCGGAACGCCCGAGACGGACGGAGCGGCGGACGTCTTGGCGAGCGCGTTGTACGCGCCGTATTGCGGTGAGCCGGGCGGGGCGAGCCGCTGGCCTTCATTTGACAGGAGGTAAGAACGAGCCTGTCCGCCCACGTCGGGGCCGCCGGCGACGCTAGCCGCCTTCTGAAAGTTCGCCAGGCGCTGGACATCTTGCAGCCGGCCGAAGACCTGGTCGCCGGCGTCACGCGCCGCCGCCATGTCGCCGGCCGCCAGGCCCGTGCCGCCGAGCTGCCCCGGGAGCATGAGGCTCATCCCCTGGCCAGGCGTCATGTTGCGCCCGTAAGGGGTCGTCTTCTGCATGATCCCCTCGAGCGCGTCGCTGAACTGAGGCGCAAACTCGCGGTCGGTGTCGCTGCCGGTTCTTCCGAGGCCATCGAAGATTTTTTGATAGCTCTGGATGTCGGATCCGGTCACCAGGCTCTGATCCTTCAATTTCTCGACCTTCGCCATGGTCGACTTGGCGAGATCCTGCTCGGCCCCAGTCATCGTGCTGGTGACGGCGTTGAGCGCCGGCGCGACCTGGCTCGGACCATGAAAGACGCCCGCATCGAGCGGCGCATATGCGACCGTTTTGGCCGCCTCGAGGGCCGCCGGCGTCTGCGCTGGCGGAAGCCCCGGGCCTGGCTGGCCGCGCACTGCGCCTGATGCTGGTCGGCCTACGACGCCGCCAAGAACGCCGGTTGCCGCCCCCAAACCCCCGCCGATTGCCGACGCCTTGGCGATGTCTCCGACGTCGGGCGTCCATCCCTGCTGCTGGCCATATGCGCCGACCCCGCTGGCGATCGCGCCCTCAGCCCCCGTGCCGAGCACCCCGCCCAACCACTTACCGACATAGGGTGCAGCCGCTTCGCCGATCGTTTGCGCGCCCTTGAGCTCGCCCGGGCCGGCCATGTAGCCGGCGACCGAGGCGGCTGTCGATCCGACCGGTCCGAGGCGCTGGGAAGCCGCGGCTGCGTCGGCCTGCGCCTGAGGGCCGAACGCCTTGTCAATGAGGCCGCCCGTCATCGCGGACTGCGCGGTGCGCGTCGCGTCGGAAAGCGTCTGATTGGCCGAGGCCAAATGCCGCAGCAAATAGCTCGACCAGCTCTCGTCGGCCCCCGGGTCGGGCGATGCCGACGACGAGGACGCCGGCGCGCTATAGCCGGCGAAGGGATCGGCCCCCTGGGCTTGGCTTGGCGGCTTGTAGCCGGCGAAAGGATCGTCTGCCATTTCAGAGCCCCGAGGTGTCGTAGCCGCCCTGCTGCAGGTGCTGGAGCACCGGGCCGCGGCCATCGCGGGCGATGAGGGTCTGCGCCTGCGCCTTTTGCGCGTCGGTCAGCGGTTTGAGCGCCGGCGCCGGCTGGTTCGGCGCAGCCGGCGCAGCCACCTGGGCGGGCGACTTGATCGAAGTGTCCGGCGCCTGCATCGTCGCCCCGTTGTAAAGCGGGCTCTTCTTGTCGAGATAGCCGGGGTCGACCAAGCTGCTGTACTTGCCCGGGACTTGCCTGCCTGCCGCCGCGATCAGATTGCCGCGCGCCGCCTGCGCTGTGTCCCTTATTCGATTGGCCTCGCCTTTGATGAAGTCCGGGCTGGCCTGCGGATTGTCGATCGCCGTCATCGACGAGCCGATCTTGTTCGCCTCAGTCAGCGAGCGGACGTTCTTGGTGTCCCTTAAGCCAGCGGTGAATTGCTCGTCCTTCAATTCATCGAGCTTGGCTCGCGCATCGGCGGTGGCTTGATCGACCAAGCCCATCTTGACAGCCGCTTGTCCCGAAAAGCCCTTGGTGAGCGAAGGCCAATCCCGCACCGCTTTAACGGTCGCATCCGGATTGTTGGCAAGGTATTCCGCGTCCTGCTCGGCCTTTTCATACTGCCTGTCCAAACCTGGGAACGTGGAGATCGCGCCTGATTTCTCGGCAGCGTAATCCTCCGCGGTCTTCGTTCCGGCAGCGGAGGCGGCGGCGTGCTGGGCCTTCCAGGTCGCAAAGTCGACTGTCGGCTGACCGGCCTGTTGATTGGCCCGCTGCTCCTGGATGTACTGGCGCTGATCGAGATCCGTTCCCCCCACCATGCTCGTTTCGATCTGGCCAAACTGGCCGCTGGCGATGAGCCCTTGGGCCATCTGCAGCTGCTCGGGGGTCGGGTTGTTTCCATAGAGCTGTTTGGCGAGCCCGGGCGCGGCCGCGGCCAGCGCCTGCCGCTGCTGCTGCTGATAGTTGAAGTTCTGCAGCGACATGATGCCGTTCATGAGCGCGTTCGGATCGCCGCCCATGTTGTCCCATTCGTGCATGAGCGCGTTGCGCTGGCTCAAGGGTGAGAAGGCCGCGGTCAGGCCGCCGAGGCCGCGGTTGAACATCTCGCTGGCCTGCTGGCGCTGGTAGAGCTGCGCATAGAGCGACATCAGGTCGGGCTGCTGCTGCTGCGTCGGCTGCGGCCCCTGGGCGAGCTTGGCGTTGGCCTGGGCCATGTCGGGCGGGCTCTGGTAGACCTGGGGCCCAGGAGGGGGCTGCTGGGGTCCTGGAGCCCCGCCAGGGCCGCCAGGGCCGCTAGGAGGCCCACCAGGGCCGCCCGGCCCCGCCGGGGCGCCAGGAGGGCCAGCAGGGCCCGCTGCAGGCCCTGCCGCGGGAGGAGGAGCGGCGGGGCCTGCGCTCGGCGGGGGGCCAGCCGGCGGCGGCCCCTGCTGACTGAGCGCGGCGATCTGCGTCATCGGGTCGGGATGGCCCGACAACTGTTGGATCAGATCGAAGATCCCGGCCATGTCACGACCCCTTCAGCCCTTTGGCGAACGCTTGCTGGAACCCGCTGCCCGGGCCGCTCTTGGCCGGGGTCCAGTTGGCCAGGAATTGCTGCAGCACGCTGTTGTTTGGCTGATAGGCGCTCTGGCTCACCGGCACATTCGCGCCTGGCGTGACGACCGGGTTCGGATGCGCGAGCAGCTGCAGATATTGGGCGCTCGAGAGGCCGCTCGGGTTGGCCGCCGGCGCGGGAGCGGCGGGGGCGGCCTGCTGCGGCGCCTGAGCCTGGGCATAAGCTTGCTGCGCTAAGTTACCGAACGCGGCGCTCTCTGCAGCGTTGCCCCCACCTTGCTGACTGCCAAACCCGTTGCCTTGCGCACCAGCGGCGGCTCCAGCCATGGCGTATTGGTTCGCGATGTTGCCGTAATAGTGCTGCTGCTGCTGCTGCGGCGTCCAATTGTAGGCCGCACCATACCCCGGCGGCACGCCCGCACCATTGGAGTTCAGCGTCGTGCCTGGCGCGCTCGCCGGCGCTGCGGCCGCCGGCGCGGGCCCGCCGGCGATCTGCGCCGCCGACGGCTGTCCAATTCCGCTCCCTGCCTGCGGCTGGATCGGGTTGCCCATGCTGTCGGTCGGCCAGCCGGAGTAGGTCGACGGAAACGGGATCGGCCCGCTCTGGAAGGGCGAATAGGGGTCCGACCACTGCGAGGGATCGAAGTTCGCGTAGGGGTTCGGAGAGAACGTCGGCACGCTAGCCATAGCCAAAGCCTCCGTAGCTGTTCAAACTGGTGCCCATGCCGCCGCCCATCATCTGCATCTGCTGCTGCATCTGCAGCTGCTGCAGCATCTGCTGCGCCTCGGGGTTGATCTCCGGGCCTTGCTGGCCTGCAGTGGCGTAGATCGGCGCGCCGACCGGGTTCGGGCCCCACTGCGGCGGCGTGCGCATGCTGTTGAGCGTCTGGCCGAAGGTCTGGGCCGCCTGCGCCGGGTTCGGGATGTGCGGCGGCGCGCCCTGGATGATCGGCGAGGGCTTCATGTCGCCGCCGCCACTCTGGCCGTCGCCGCTCTGGCCGCCGAGGCCCTGGCCGCCGAGCGCCTTATCGAGGCCGCTCGCGCCCTGCAAGAACCCGGTGGACTGCTGCTGGCTCATGCCGGGCAGAGCTGGGCCAGCCGGCGTGCCGAGGGCGCCTGCAGCGGCGGTGGCGGCCGTGGAGGCGTTGCTGCCGCTCGCGCCGGCGCTGGCGTTCCCCGGCGTGGTGGAGACGGGCGCGTTCGAGGCGGCCGTCAAAAGCGAGGACATGTCCGGGGCCACGCCAGTCCTCTTATAGGCCTCAGCGGCCAGGTCGCCCTTCCACGGGCCGAGGCCGCCGCTCTTCATCTGATCGAGCGCGAACTTGTCGGCCGCCTGCCATTGCTTCGGATCGGCAGGATCGATGCCGGCCTGGCGCGCCATGGTGCCGAGCCCGTTGCGCACGTTGAGCTGGAAGTCGCCGAATGACCACGGCACGCCGTTGGTCACGTCGACCCCTGAGGCGGCGTTGGGGTTCTTCGCGCTCCAGGCGTTCAGGCCCTCGGCGTTGGCGATGCCCAGCGCCAGATTGGGATCGAGGCCGATCTGCTTGGCATAGTTCGCGATGAAGGCGGCGTGATTGGCGCCGAGCGGCCCGGTGGTGTTGATCGTGGTGTTGGCGTTGATCGGCTGCGGGTTGGGCGCGATCGGCGAGCCGCCATTCGAGTTATAGGCGTTCCAGACATTCTGCATGTTGCCGGTGGCTTTGGCCGCCTTGAGCGACGCCAGCAGCGCCGGCTGCTGCTCGAGCGGCGTCGCCGGCAGCTGCCAATGGTTGAACTCGGCCCTGTCGTCGACCCCATACGGGTTGTGCAGCCCGTTGGCCTCGGCGATCTGCGCCCATCGGTTCGTGATCTTGCCGTTCGGCCCGTCGAGGCCGCTGATGTCTGACGCCAGGCCATAGGTGTGCGAGGAGTTGCCGCCGGCGTCATAGGCCGATCCGGTCTGGCCAGCCTCACGGAAGCCCGACATCACCCCCAGGTTCAGGCCCTGCGCGTTCGCCTGCTCGAGCGCCGTCGCCAGCCGCGTCGCGAACACGGGATTAAAGTTCGAGGTGTCGCCCGGGCGCCCTGGGTGGTCGCTTAAGCCCGAGAGATAACCATAGTCGTCAGCCACGAGCAGCTCCTCGCAGCGGCGGCGGGTGCGGCCTTCGGACGGACGGCCGCCTCATGGTCGAGCCGAGCCCGCCGATCGCGCCGGAGACGCCCGGGCCCGAGAGCGGGCCTGGCACGATCGGGCCCATGTTGAAGCCCGGAGGCGGCGATCCGACCGGCCCTGCGCCGCCTCGCGGTCCGAAGTTCGGCATGCGCATGGGGGCGTTCACCACCGCCGGGCCCTTGGGCCGGCCGACCGCGGCCATGTTGACCGCCATCTTGCCGCCGGATCCGGGGATCTTGGCGACCGCGTGCGGGGCGATCTTGGCGACGTCCTCGGCCATCGGGCCGACGACCTTCGGGTAGGACTTCGGGTCGCCCTTGTAGCGGAAGGCATACAGCGGCACGCCCGACGGGTGGTCGCCGACCTTGGCGATGTCGGTCTTCAGCCGCCGATCGGAGCCGAACGGGTTTATGGCGCCGAGAGCCCCGGTCGGAGAGAACATGCTGCCGAGCATCTGCAGGCCCGAGGTCGCCGCCTGCAGGTAGTTCGGCGAGCTCTGGGTCTGGGTCGTCGACTGGCCCTGGGTGGCGTTGCCGTAGGGCGTCATGCCGAGCGCGCTCTGCAGCGTCCCGAGCTGCATGTAGGGGTACTGCCAGGCCTGCTGGAAGTTCGCCATGTTGGCGTTGATCTGGTTCTGCGCCTGTTGCTGCTCGAGGCTTCCGGCCGAGGTCTGCTCGCCGAAATTGCGCAGCTGCGACATCTGCGCCTGCTGGCCGAGGTTGCTGAGACCGCTGGCGGCGCTGATGTTGAGCCCGGCCTGGTTCTGCTGCGCGCCCTGGTTCGCCAGCTGGCCCTGTAGATTGGTGGCGATGTCCTGCTGGGCGGCGCCCTGCGCCTGGCCGAAATTGGCCTGGTTCAGCTGCGCGGCCATCTGGCCCATGCCCATCGCGCCCTGCGCCTGGGTCACCCCCTGCTGGATCGCCTGGCGCGATCCGCCATAGGCGTTCGACGCCGCCGCTGCGTCTTGGTTCTGGTTCTGCTGCAGCGCCAGGTTCTGCTGCATGATCGGCAAGGTGCTGTTGATGACCGACTGGGTGTAGGGGTTCATGTACGGGCTGAGGTTGGTCGAGCTCAGCTGCCCCGGCGTCACCTGCTGCGGCTGTTGCCCCATCACCCCGAGAAGACCCGCCTGCGCGGCGCCGTACTGATCGGCCCCCGCGTTCGCGCCGCTCGCGGCGGTGTTCCAGGCCTGCTGCATCTGCGGCGCGACGCCGGCGACCTCCTGGCCCTGGTATTGCTGCAGCGGCTGCGCCGCCACGTTCTGGGCGAAGGCGTAGTTCTGTTGCGCCGCGGTGTTGATCCAAGGTGGGAGCTGCGTGGTCTGCTGGCTCTGGGTGGTCGAGGTCTGATCGGTGCCGCCCATCTACATCTCCCGATGATAGAGGTAGTTTTTTGCTTTGACGCGCCAGCCGTGCCGCTTCGCGTTCGGCATCCAGCCCATGCGCCCGTAGGTCGAGATCAGCCCGCAATTGTTTTCGCCGGCGTAGGCCAAAACCTTGGCGTGGAGCTCGTCGCCGTCGGCCAGGTCGCCGACCAGGGCGATGACTTGCAGCACCCGCGCGCGGGGAAATTGGTTCACCTGAGTGATCGCCCAGGAATTGTTGACGACGAACGACTGCATCCGGCCTTCGCCAAGCGCGGTCAGGATGTCGTTGAGCGTGTAGAGGCCGCCCATGCGGTCGAGCACCCGCTCCATGCGCTGATGGTAAAGCGCCGCGCTCATGGGGCGCCCCCGCCGAGCGGCACCCGGGTCGTGATGTAGTTTCCTTGCTGATTGACCTGGAGCTGCCACACCGTCGGCGTGACGCCGGGGGGCGCGTCGTAGGCCACCAGCATGATGCTGTTCTGCGCCTGGCCGGCTTGCTGCTTGGTGTTGAGCGCGGTCATCGCCCACAAGCTGAACCGGCGCAGATAGCCGAGCAGAAGGGGGTTGAGGTTCGGCGCCGAGGGGATGTCGGGCGGGGGAGGAGTGGTCGGAGGGGTCGCGGGGGCTGGGCTGGCCATCAGCGGTCTCCCCTTGGCACGGCGTCGATCAAGTGCTGGCCGACGGTGACCGGCAGCACCGACGGGCCGGCGATCGCGATCAAGAGGCGGATGTCGCGGCCGGTGGTGCGGAAGTCGACATAGCCGTCGGAGCGCACCGGCCGCGGCGGGCTCTGGATCTCAGTGACCGGCTGGCCGGCGCTCAAGCTGCGGCTGTTCGAATAGAACAGCGAATAGAGCAGGCTCGAGACTGCGCCGCCGATGTCCGGGATCATCTGCTTGACCGTGGTCAGCTTCGACCCGCTGTTGATGTTGAGATCGTAGGTCTCGGCCCACGGCAGGTCCGCGTTGCCGTAGACGACGCCGAGCTCGTGCTCGAACGCCACCAGGCCGTCGGCCAGGATCGGCTGGGCGGTGTAGGACGAGGTGATGCCGGCCGAGCGGCTCATCTGGCCTTGCGACCACCACCCCTCTTTATAGTTGTAGATTATGCAGCGGGTGTTGTAGCCGGCGCCGGAGGCGTTGGTGGCCTCGCCCTGCGGGTAGAACCACCAAAACTCGTTGAAGCCGGCGATGTGCACCGCGGTCGCCTGCTCGCGCACATTGAGCAGATCGATGTCGTCGTCGACCCACGGCCTGACCATGCACTGCACTGGCAGGATCGAGGTGCCGTCGAACGAGAACACGCCCTGCTGGCTCATCCAGAGCGACATCGAGGACGTCGAGGTGATTGAGCAGGGCGACCAGGGCGTGCAGTTGTCCGCCAATTCGACGTAGTTATAGATATAGGGCAGGCCGAGGAACTGGACGACGTAGGCCTTCTTGCCGGTGAAGAAGATCGTGCCGTTGCGGGTCGAATGCGCGGTGACGATCGGCGACGCCGGCTCGATGTCGAGATAGCCCGCCTGGCTGGTGACGTCAGAATAATTCCAGCTGTTGAAATTTTCCTGGTCGCACCAGGCGAAGCGCCGGAACGAGCCGCCACCGGAGGTCCCGTCTTCGGTGGTGCCGAACATCTGGACAAAGCGCTCGGGGGTGACGACGAAACAGCGCCCGAGCGGCGCGCCGGCGGCTTTGGTGGCGATGTTGCCGAAGCCCAGCATATCGTTGGCCGAGCCCGGGTTCAGCGCGTTGGCGGTCAGTGTCAGCGTAGGGTCGGCGCTGGTCGGATAGGTCGCGACTGTGCCGACCGGGAGCCCGGTCGTCTGATTGTAGACGGGCATGCCCGCCGTGACGGAGCCGGGATTGAGCTCGAGCATCTGGATAGTGGTCTGAGCGGTGCCCCACGGCGTGTAGGCCCCGATGCTCGCCACGATCCCCGGCTGGCCCGCGCTGGGATCCCACTGCAACAGCCGCCCGTCGGGCGACGTCATCGCCAGCAGGATCTGGCCGAAGTTGTCGAGGCTCCAGGCGCTCGGCAGGGCGTCGATCGGGACTATCGATGGGTCGGTGGTCGGCACGCCGTAGTCGCCGGCGGAATAATAGCCGCCGCCATATCCGCCCTCGGCGATCGGTGGCGGGGCGACCAGAGGCGGGATCGGCGAGATGTCGATGAGCTCGCCGCCGACCTCGACGTAGAGGTTCGCCTCGCACAGATATGCGATGTAGTAGATGGCGTCGAGGCTATACCAGCCGTGGATGGCTTTGCAGCGCGAGGCGAACTGATAGTTGTACTGCGCCTGGCCGCCGACCGGGGCCATCTGGCCCTCGACCCAGCGCATCAAGTTGACTTCCGCCCAATTGCTCGAGCGCTGGTTCTTGGTGGGCTTGGCGACGACGCCAGGCGGGATCTCAAGCGGTCTGAAGTCGGTGCTCATGACGTCAGCGCCTTCGCCTCGCGTAGAGAGAAGCCGTTGTCGGGAGGGTCCCGCCACCCGATCCATACAGACCGACGGTGAGATAAACGGTCTGCGCGACGGTCGTGTTGAAGCGCATCGGATGAACGCAAGCCGCTTGCGCCGCGTTGGCGGCCGGATTGGCGGGGCCGATGTAGCCGAAGGCGACGTTGTTTTCGTTGGCGATAGTGGCGAGCGCGACCGACATCGCCTGCGCCAGCGTGCCGCCGGTCCCGGCCGCCATGTAGAAACTGCCCCACACGTCCCAATCGCCGGGGGAGAGCACAACTCCGACGATGCTGGTCGGGGTGTTCCAGGACAGTTGTTCGGAGTTGGACGCGGTCATAAATTCGCCGACCTGTCCGGCGGCGGCGTTCGATCCGTCGGTCACTCCCACGGAAGCCATGGGCGCGCTGAACGTGACGCTTCCCGTCGCCCGGTTAACCGTCAGCGGCGTCGAGAGCAGCACGCCGCCGTCGCTATAGGCGCTGAGAGAGAGGTTCGAGCCGGCGTTGCCGCCGCTTTCAACGCTGGTGTCTTCCGCCAGCACCCATCGCGTCTGCTGGCCGGCGGGGGCCTGGCCGTTCAGGAACATCAGCTGCGCGGGCACGGCGGTGCTGGGCTCGCTGAGCAAAGTGAATTCAGACCCATTGGCCGCGCCCCAAACCTGGGCGTCGATCAGGTCCAAGTCGTCGTTGAGCTTCGCCCCCCAGGTCGTCGGCGAACCGGCGATTTGGGGCTTCACCCAGTTGTAATTGACCGTGACAGTGTCAGCCAAGGGGGGCCTCCGGGCGCGTGTAGGCCGCCGGCGTGTTGCCCTCGTCGAGCCACGCCAGATAGTCCTGATAGTCGAGGTTGTTGGGGTCGAACGGGATGAACGCGCCGTCCTCGTCGCGAACAACAGTGTAAGGATGTTCAGTGAGCGTGTAGTTCATCTCAAAGCTCCGCGCTCAATGTCATATTGCCCTCCCAACTTGCTTGCCCCATCACTGTGACTAAAGCAGAAACCAGGACATTCCCGGCCTGACTATTGGTGGCGGAAGCAACACCGCAATTATTCTGCGAAATAACCCCAACAGTCGCGGTTGGCGCAGCGCGCATTGTTTGGAAAGTGACTGCCGCAGCTATCGGAGCAGCAGCAGCGTTATAACCAAGAATTCGTAAATCTAAGACAAGCTTGTAATATCGTTCACAATCGGCTTGGACCTTCGCCAGCGACTGCCGGTTGAACGGCGTGGCGACGGCGCCGATCTCCAGCTTGGCCCTGGTCACAGTCCCCGTGTTGAACTCGATCGTGGTGTTGACGCCAGCAGGCAGCGACGCGGTGACGATCGGGCTTGCCGCATAAGCGCCGGCCGGCGTTCCCTGGTAGACGCGGGCCTGCGCCGTGCCTGTCCACGACAGGGTGTAAACGCCGCCTTCGATCAGGCCCGCTTCGATGATCTGGGTGAGCGACCCCGCAGTGATGGTGATGGCGGTGTCGGGAAGCGCGGCGGTGAATGAATAGGTGCAGCCGGCCGCCCCCGCCTTCCAGCGATCATGGCCATAAGCCGCGGCGGCGAGCGCGGTTGCGGAAACATAGCCGCGCTGATTGACGGCGAAGTTGCCGTTGATGACCCGATTGTCGCCCATAGGGACCAGCACGGTCGAAATCGTGCCGTCGGCCGCCGCCCTGATCGACGTCCCATCGACCTTGACGGCGCCCAAGACCGTCGTCGAAGCGGGCGGGAGCGCTTGGTTGGCCCAGGACAATATGCCCGATCCGTTGGTGCTGAGAACCTGACCAGCCGCGCCGCCGTAGATCGCGAGATTGTTCGGACTGGCGAGGGCGAGGAGGCCGTTGACCGCCAGACCGCCCGCGATGGTGACGCCGGAACCATTGAAGGCCGTAGAACCGTCGGCCCGCGCGATGGTCAGCCAGTTGCCGAGAAACGCGCCGGTGGTGCTGTACCCCGCAAGGGTGAAATTCGCCCCGGTGTTGTTCAATCCCTCCGCAGTGCCGTCGCCTATCGCCATCTGCCAACGCGCGACATTGGCAGCCGTGCTCAAAATCGCTCGCTGACTGCCGCCGGTGACCGGCGCATTAAGCACCAGGCTGTTGGAGCCCTGCACCGTGAGAACCTGATTGACCGTCAGGCTCCCGGTGATGATGCCGCCGGTGGTCGGGAGGACCGTCGCCCAGGCGGTGTTGACCCGCCCATAGGCGTTGCCGTCGCTCGGCGCGTCGACCTGGATGGCGTCGAGCTGCCACGTCGAGTTGAACCGGCCAAACCGTTGACTGGTGCTCGGCGCTTCGGGAATGTAGGTCTGCGGCAGGCGCTCCCAGGTCGCCATATACCTGCCGTAGATGTAATTATCCATCGGCGCTTCTTCGACGTCGCCGCCCCCGCCGCCGTGCGCCTCGAGGTATTCAAGGGTCACCGCCTCCATCGGCTCGACCGGATCGCGGCTGAGCAGCACCGGATAGTCGAACCAGATCCCAGTGGGCGAGATCTCGGCCGCGGTCGAAACGAAATTGCCCTGACCGTCGAGCTGGTTGATCTGGAAGTTCGGCGGCGTGCTGCCGTCGTTCAGCGAAACCTGCCAGTAGGGCGAGCTCACCGTCGCCGGCACGCCGGTGATGACGATCCCATCGACGATCGACGGACCGCCGGGCGCGCAGCCGGAGGCGTCGCTCCAGTCGTTGGACGGCGGCAGCGGTTTGACCCATTGCGGAGGGGCTGGCGCTGGCCCAGGCACCCACTGGTCGGTCACGGCACCGTCGCCGTCATCGAAGCCCTGAAGAGGGGATTTATTCCCCCGCCAGTCACTGTCGTCAAAATACTCAACAATTCACTAGCCGAAGTTTGGTAAGTATCAGTTGTGTCCTGCTCAATATCCAATGTTGGACATACTGTTGAACCAGCAGGAAGGGTTACAGTCGGCGCTCGACTAACACTATTGCTGCGTAACGTCACGTTTCTCGAAACCGTTGCGCTGATCGCGGGACATTGCGCGGCGAGAAGATTGCCTAAAGTCATAGTCCCTGGCGAAATATTTTGAACCAATGTTTCGTTGGTGCTTACCGTCCCATTTTGAACTCCAGCCACTGCGAGATAATTTGTCGTCGCAGAGTTACTATTAGGATTGCTGAATAACACCGCCTGATGCAGCACCGCCGGTTGCCAACGTAGCGAAAAAGCTATGGTAACGTTGCCAACACCCGCTCCCGCCGCGCACCCAGCGGCGTTGCTCGGACAAATTTGCAGTGAAATAGTGTCTTTCGGCGCGACGCTCAACGAATGGGTCAAATCCGTGCATTGTTGAGGCGGCGTGTTGTTTGGAGCAGAGCAAGTCGTCGTAATGCTAGTGGCGACGCCGTTTTTGAAGACAGTAAATTGAATACTCGCTGTCGTCAGAAGAGCATAAGGAACCGATACATACAAATGATCCAATACACCATCAGTCGGCATCACCGCCGCGGCAAGTTGATCCGTAGTTACCGCCGCAAATCCACTTGGGCCAAGATAAGTAATCCCTGTTTGGGATATAAAATTATTGGTCGAACTACCAATCAAACTTTCTTGCCCGTTGGCGCTGGTGAATAATGCAGAAAGACCAATATTCCCAGTAGCTGTCGGCGTTCCAGTCGGCTGAGATTGAAAAGCTATAATATTCCCAGCGTAAACATCAGCAGTATCAACCGTGTCAGAACATTGTTGGTTCGTCCCTAAATTAGGACCACCTTGACCAATAGAACATTGCACCGTCGTCGCGCCACCAACATAAAAACTAAACGTATAATAGCCAGTAACGATTTGAGCTAACGTGTGCACCGTCAAATTAGAAACAGTACCTGGAATAGGGCTCGGCGATCCCCTCAATGCTGCCGCATTCCAATTAGAGCCAAACGGATTTTGACCTTGGACTGTAGCAGCTACCGCCGCCGTATTGACCATTAGCGGCGTCACCATATTGGTGCCGCCCGCATTGGTCGCCGCGGCGCAAAGACGCCCCTGGGTATCCATCGTCAGCTGCTGAAGACCCGGACCTACCTGCTCCAGCTCGCGCCCCTGCGCGCACGTCGGCACCACCAGCGCCTTGGACAGGCTCTGGGCGTGCGCCGCAGCTGACGTCGACAGCAGGAGAGCGAGCAGAAGTCGCTTCACTTCTGCGGCTCCTGGCTCTGGTCTTGCTGCTGCTGCCGCCGCTGCGGCGCGCCCTTTTCAACCACGGTCGCGGTGGTCGTCGCACAGAGATAACCTGTCGTATTCATGGTCAACTGGTGCAGCGTGCCGATCGCGTTGCTGTAATTCGCACTGCCGCAAGCCGGCAGGACGATCGCCTGGCCGAACGCAGGCGTGCCGACCAATGAAACCAGCAAAGCCAGTCTGATCATGTTTCTGCTCCTCATTAGAACCTCCTCACCCGGGTGCGGGTGAGACGCGAGCCGCTCGCTTTGGCCTTCAGATGAACGTTGTTGAGCTTGACGATCTCGTCCTCGACCTCCTGCTTCATCAAGAGCGCCTTCTGCTCTTCGCCGACGGCGTAAAGGTTGGAATGGATCAGCGCCGCCTTGAGGTAGAGGCTCGGATATTTGGTGTAGATCCAGCTCGAGCCGAGCGTCGCCATCACCGGCACTTCGCCGTAGTAGTTCATCGTGTAGGTGATGCCCTCGGTCGCATCGGGCGTGCCGCCGAAATACATCGTGCGGCCTTCGATTGTATAATAGCCGTAGGCCCAGTTGTCGGAAAGATTGAAGAACTCGTCCCGGGACTTGTAGCGGATCGGCAGGAAGCCGTTCGCGCCGTTGGCGTTCTGGATCTGGACGAAGTCGGCCTCGAGCCAGTCGTCGGGCAGGGCCGAGCAGCGCTGGGTGACGACGTTGGTGGTGAAGTTGATCATCCGGTCGACGCGGAGCTCGGCGTTGAACTTCTCCTCGGCCATCGACACGAACGAGGCGACGAGCGCCGACGACCAGTCCTGCCGGTTCGCCCAGTCGGCGATCTGGGCGCAAAACGTGGTGTAGTCGCTCGTGCCGTTGCTCATCAGATCCTGCCGAGCAGCCACAAGATGACGACGATGATCAGGATCAGGCCGACGACGCTGACGCCGCCGCGGCCATAGCCGTAGCCGTAGGGCCACTGCTGGATGTATGTGCCGCCGCCGAGGCCGCCGAACAGCACCAGGATCAGGATGACGACCAGGACGATGCCGAGCGGGCTCATTTCGGGCCCTCCTTGGTTCGGCCGAGCCAGTGGGCGACGACCGCGCCGAAGCCCGCCACCAGGCCGCCCAGGATCGCTGCTGTCGCTTCGTCGGTGGGGATGGTGAAGAACAGGCTGAACACCGCGGCGCTGATGAACGCCAGCACCACCAAAAGCGAAATCGTCAAGACGCCGCCGGTCGGATCAAACCGCGCCGCCATGAACACCAAAAGCGCCACCGCGATGACTTCGCCACAGATCGTCCAGGCGACCGGATAATCGCTGAGCTTCGGCGTGGGAGGCGGGATGACGAGCTGGTCGGCCATCACACCCTCCCCCGCCAGACGCGGAACGGGGCGGCATCGGGCCCATTGAGAAACCGCCGCCAGTCGCCCTCGTCCCAGTTCTGCTGAACGGCGCGTTCGAAGATCTCGACCGGCAGGCGCGCGACCAGCTTGTTCACGCCGGCGTGCGACATGATCTCGCGATCGCGCGCGACGCCGTCGAGGATCGGCTCGACGTCCTGCTCGGTGTGGACGACGAAGCGGTCGGGCCACTCGTCGTCCACGATCATCGTCCGCCGAACGCCATTGGCGTCGGCGTAGACGTAGCGCTGCTCGGTCACTGAGTGATGCCGTTGAACAGCACGTGCGCGAGCGGGTTGCGCATCTCGAGGCCCCACTCGACCACGATCATGCGGGTCTCGGCGTCGCCGACGCGGGCCATCAGGTACTGACGGAACGCGCGGAAGAACGAAATCGCGGCATAGTCGGGATCGATCAAGAGCCCGATGTCGGGCGCGACCCACCGCGACGGGGCGACCTTGATCCGGCCGAAGTCGGTGGCGATCACATCGATGGTGCTAACCACCTCAGTCTTGCCGACCAAGACCTGGGTGGTGGCGCGGCCGGTGAAGGTCGAGATGGTCCTCTTGGGCCCCGGCGGCACGATCCATAATGACGGGCTCGCCCCGTTAGTATAGGCCTGCTGCATCGCGTTGCCGAGCATCGCCTCGGTGACTTGCTGGGGCGTGCCAGGAACTGCGAAGGCGTCGGTCGCCAGCACCGGCAGGCCGGTGGTGACGCCGGCCACCGCCGCGCCCGCTGTGCCGATCTTGCTGACCGCGCGCGCCACCCAATGGGCGAAGCCCTCGGTCACGCGGGCGACCGGCGTGGTGGCGTCGGTGCCGCCGTTGTAGGCCTGGCGGCTGCATGCGGCCATTTCCAAGTCGGACTTGAGCACCTTGCTGGCGAGCGCCATCTGATGCGCCATTTCCGACCCCTTGCCCGCCGCGTCGCTTTCCTCCTGGGTGCCCGACACGGTCGCGTCGCGCTCGGAGATCTGCGTCACGTTGTTGAGGCGGATGGTCGGCGTCGCCGGGGCGTTGGCGAGCGAGAAACCTTCGACCTGGGCGTTGGGAGCGCCAGGCGTGCCCGCAGCAGGCGCGCCAGCGATGGACGGCTGAGAAACGAGCGGCAGAAACTCGGTCTGCCAGTCGAAGATCCGGTTCTTGACGTTGCGCCGGCGAATGGCCGACATAACAGGCGTGTCGAATGGATCGATGTTATAGATGGCGTTCGACAGATCTTCTCTATTCGAAGTCGCCTGGTAGGTGGTGAAGGCGTTCGTTACTTTTGGCATTGCGTCCTCGCAGGGTCATGTGATGAGCCTCATGAAGACGGCAGTCGCGTCGTCGAGCTTCCCCGTCTTCGCTAGTCTGCGTTGGGCGTCATCAATGCCTCTGCGGGCGGCGCTGCCGATTGGCTTTGCTGCTCCGGGAGCTAACGTGCGTCCTCTATCTGGCATGACCGGTCTAGGTCTATTAGCCATCATGCGCCTATACTTGCTGGCGTCGTGCAGCACGGCCAGCATGCGCGGGTCGTAGGTGGTCGCGACCTCGTGCTCCCCGAAGCCGTAGTGCTCCAGGGCGACTTTGCGCATCGCCGACACCTCGTTGTTGAGGGTCGATTGGTCGGTGATGCGGGTGTATCTTCTGAACTGCTCCCATCCGTTATTGGCGTATTCGGCCAGCCGGCGGGAGTTCTCCTGGTCGCGCGCCTGCATCTCCTGCACCCGCCGCTGGCGGATGCTGAGCAGCACGTTCTGCGCGGCCTGGTAGTTCTTCTGGACCTGGCGCGCGTTCAGCGGGTTCTGGGCGTAGAGCGCGTCCCAGTCGGGCTCCCTCGGCAGGAGCGCCGCGTATTCCTCTTCATGGTGCTGTAGGTTTTGGATATAGGCGTCGCGGAACTGGGTCGCGCGCTGGTATTCGCTCTCGATGACCTTGGCCGCCTCGCCGACCTGCTGGGCGCGCCGGTTGAAGGTCTCGCCGTCGATATAGCCCTGGAGGGCCTCCTGCAGCGTCACCTCGACCGGCTTGCCGTCGACGGTGACCTCAATCTTCTCGACCGGCTTGCCGTCTAGCGAGACTTGCCAGAGCGGGCCGTCGGCGTCTTGCTCGGGTGCCCCTTCGGCATCCCCGCCGTCGCCTTCGGCCGCCCGCTGGCCGTCTGGCCCTTGAGCGTCTTGATCGCCGGGCTCTTGCTGACCGACCCGCTCCGGCTCCTGCTCGGTTGGCTCGTGTCGCTCGTTGCGGGGGGCATTCCTGGGGCGCGCGCGGTTCTGTAGGGACTGCTCATCCCCTTCCTCAGCCCGGCCATCGGCAATTCTCCTCTCTGCTGCAGCGAGACGCTCATCTTCACCGCCATCGCGCGTGTCGCCAGTTAACGGGTCGCCCTCGACGGGCCGCGGTTCGAACATCGGCTCGGGCCGCGCAGCGAAGCGGCCGCCGTCGTCGCGCGGTCGCTGGGCTTGCGGATTGATCTCGGTGTGGAAGGCCTGCGCGGCCTGGTCGAGGCCTTCAGCCATGTCGCTGCCTCGGGCTGTTATGCACTGCCATCTTGTAATTGTTGATGATCACGCCGAGCTCGTCGGTGATGCCCCGGAGGGCCTTCGACATCGCCATGAGCTCGTCCCGGTGAGCCTGGTCGAGGGTGGTCATCATCTCCTCGTACCAGCGGATCCGGAGCTCGCTGACCGCCTGTTGGAACGCCTTGTTGTTCAGGAGCTCCGAGGCCTCGTCGGCGAGCGCCCTTTTCTTCTGCAGGTCGTCGTTCGGCGGCGGCCGATTGCCGGGGTCGTCGATCATGACCCGCCGCCGTTATTCGACTGCTGCGCGGCCTGCTGCTGGGCCGTCTCGGCCTGCAACTGCGCCGCCTGGCGCTGCTGATCGATCTTGGCCAGGTCGACCGCGGCCCCGAGGTGAGCAGTGTGGAGGTCGACGCCGGCGTCGAGGTGGGCCTGGTGGACGTCGGCCATGACCTTCGCCGCTTCGACCGGATCGACTGCGGTCGGGCCCTCGGGGCCGGCGCCGACGAAGATCTTGGCCCGCTCGATGTCGAGCTTCTGCTGGTCGTAGTCGGCTTTCTGCTTGAGCGCCGCAATTCGGTAGGCGTTGTCCTGGTCCTGCTTGTCCTTGCGCAGCTGCTGCTCGCCGATCGCCTGGGCGCCCTCGCTCTTGACCTTCTCGAACTGGGCCTTGGCGGCGACCGTTTGCGCGTCGGGCTCCTGCGGGGTCGCGGCGATCGCCGCCAGCACCTGCGGGCTTGGGGTCTTGAAGTAGCGCCCGGGGTTCTTGATGTTGGCGATGTCGAGCATGTCGCTGATGGTGTTCAAAAACTCCTGGATGCCGCAGACCGGATTGGTCGGGCCGAACTTGGCCATGATCATCATCTGATCGTTCTTGATCTGCTGCAGGGTCATCATCCGGATCGCGTCGGAGCCCTTGCCGAGCGTCGGGTTGACCTCGACCCCCATGGTGGCGTCGAAGGTGCCGGTGTCGAGATCGGTCCATTGTCCGTTGATCCGCAGCGTCCGGCGCTGGTTCGGGGCCTCGGTGATTTCGTTGTAGAGGCCGTGGAATAAGTCCCTGAAGCCGGTTTCGGCGAGCACCCGGGCGACGAGCTCGGTCCGCTCCTGCTGGCCGTTGATGATCGCCTGGACGCCGATCTCGGTGGACGACTGCAGCTGCTTGGGGTCGAGGCCCTTGGCGGCGTCGGATAAGCCGGTGCGGCGCTGGAAGATGGCGTTGAGCATGTCCAGGACCGGCATCGCCTGCTGGCCGACGAACGGGGTCGTGGAGAAGCTGACGGCGGCCCTGGGATCGCCGCGGGTGCGGATGACGGCGCCGAGATCGTCGTTGAGCGCGTCGTCGATGTTGGTGGTGAGCTCGTTGACGACGGTCTTGGGGTTGATGCTCTCGGCCAGGCTGTCGAGCACCCCGCGCATCATGTTGGTTTTGATGCGCTGGATGTCGATGGTGTAGTCGGCCATGCTGTCGCCGACGATGGTGTGGGAGATTGGGTCGCAGCCGAAGACGGCGAACTTGACCCGATTGGCGGTGGTGTCGTGGACGATCTCGTTGTCCTCGCCCATCGTGCAGATGTAGCGGAGCTCGGGCACGCCATCGCCGTCGGCGTCGACCTTGATGTACCACTCGCCGTAGAGGACGCCGTCGCCGACCCGGGTCGAGTTGTAGCGGCCCGGGTTTCTGAGCTGGGCCTCCATGGTGAAGTTCTGGATGTCCTGGCTCTGCAGGAAGTTGGCGCACTGCTCGCGCGGGTAGCCCATGGCGACGAGCTCGTCGATCGCCACCACCCGCTGGTGCCCGACGATGCGTGAGGTGCCGAAAGTTCTGGCGTAGCGGTCGAGCCGCATCTCCTCCGGCGGCACCCCCATGACTTTGATCAGGGGCTTGTCGACCAGGTATTCGAAGGTCACCTCCTGATAGGTGCCCATCTGCGGGTCGAGCTCGCCCAGGTGGACGATCTGGGCGGTGGCGTCCTGCTGCTGCAGGAGCTGGATCTGTTGCTGGTTGACGTTGATGAAGGTCTTGCGCTTCTTCTCGCGGTGGTCGTCGGTCCACCATTTGACGAAGCCGGTCTTGACGGTGAGCGCGTCCTTGAACGCCCCGTAGAGGATCAAAAAGCCCGGGTTATCCTGCCAAAAGACGTAGTTTATATAATTGGTCTGTTCTTGGGCGATCGCGACGTCGGCTTGGGTGCGCGGGGCGAGGTAGACGACGCTTTCGTGCGACGCGAACAGCCGGACCAGGCTCGGCAGCATCAGCATCACGGCGTCGCGCACGTCGGTCGAGACGTAGCTCGACTTGGTGGCGCTGTCCTGGTCGTAGCCGAGGATCTGCTCCCAGGTCTGGGTCGGATCCTGGATGATCATGGTGTCGGTGTAGGGGGAGCCGTCCGGGTTTAAGGACGGCAGATATCCGTAATAATATTTCTGCGCCTGGTCGCGGGCCGGGGCGAGGACCGAGCCCTCGTAGTCGCGGCTGTCGCGGATCAGGGCCTGGATGAACTGCTCATAGGTGGCCGGATCGCCTGGATCGTAGGCGTCGGGGCTTCCACCCTCTTTGAATGTAGCGAAAATGCGTTCTAGCGCCACACTTCAACCTCAAATGCAGAGGTTCCGCGACCGTTCCTTATTCGTTCGCGGGTTGTTTGAGCGCCACACACTCTCAACTTGGCGAAGACTTAACGTCAAAATTCCAACCCGGCAACTGGCATGCGTCATCGGGGTTTCGCAGGGCCGAAATAGGGGTTAGATGTGACAATCAAGCATATGGAGACCGGCAATGCCGAAGACCCCGGCCGAGTGGCGGGCCGCGCTGGTCAAAATCGAGCCTCGAGGCAAGCCGTGGATCCTGGACGGCTTCGCCGACGCGCTGCCGGAATTGTGCGAGCGCTACAAGATCGACACGCCGCTACGGCAGCAGCACTTTCTCGCCCAGTGTGCGCATGAGAGCGACCACTTCCAGACCACCCAGGAATACGCCAGCGGGGCGGCCTATGAACGGCGCAAAGACTTGGGGAACACGCAAAAGGGCGACGGGCCGCGGTTCAAGGGTCGCGGGCTGATCCAGCTCACTGGCCGGTACAATTACACCCAGGCGCAGCGCGAGTTCGGCCAGCCGTTCGTCGACAAGCCCGAGATGGTCGAGCGCTTCCCCTGGGCGGCCAACGTCAGCGGCTGGTTCTGGCACAAAAACGAAATCAACAAGCACGCGGATCGAGACGACGTGCGGTCGGTGACGAAGGTCGTCAACGGCGGCCTGAACGGCCTCGACAGCCGGGTTGCGGCCCTCGGCAAGGCAAAGACCGCATTCGCATGACCCAAGGAGCAGAAGATGGCAGGCAAGTGGGCGTACATTACTTTCGTTGAGGACTGGGAGCGGCCCGTCGACCCGGGCTGGGGCGTCGGCCCAGGCGGCGGCCATCCCGATCAGGGCCTTCCTGGCCGTCCGGGCCGTCCGCCCCACGCCGGCCACCTGCCGAGCTTTGGCGGCCGCCCGGTCGACCCGGGCTGGGGCTGGGGCGGGGGCGAGCATCCGGGCCATGGGCTTCCGTGGCCTGGCCGCCCGACCGATCCGGGCTATGGGATCGAGGAGGAAGGCCCGTCAGCTGGTCAGCTGCCGGTCTGGCCGCTCGATCCGGAGAAGCCCGAGCATGGCCTGCCGCCGCACCCTGGCCAGCCGCTGCCGCCGATGGATCCGCCTCCGGGCACGATCTGGCCGCCGCTGCCGCCCTATGTGCCGGCGGGCAAGGCGATCGTCCTGGTGGCGATCTCGGGCGTCGGCTACCGCTATGTCGTGGTCGAGATCCCCGAGCATCCGGAAGGGCCGGAAGTCGAGCCGCCGGAAGTCGAGCCGCCGCCGGAGCATCCTGATCAGGGTCTGCCGGGCCGGCCTGGCCGTCCGCCGGTCGCGGGCCAACCGCTGCCGCCGCAACGTCCGGGCGCCCCGCCGCCGGTCGCCGGTCAGCCGCTGCCGCGTCCTCCGGGGGCGCCGCCCCGCCCGGGTCAGGGCTTGCCCCCGACCGCACAGCCGAAGCGCTAACCTTCGGGAGCCACGCCCCGAAGCGAGGCCGCGTCGCCCTAGAGCCCCCTCCCGGGCGGCGCGGCTAAGCTCATTTTTTCCCGAAAAACGGGATTGACATGCTCGCTGCCGAAGAGGCCCCGGCCGTCGACGACGGCAAGATCCAGATCCCCTACCGGCCGCGCCCGCATTTCCGCGCCCTGCACGCCACCACCAAGCGCTGGATCTTCTGCTGCTCGCACCGCCGCGCCGGCAAGACGGTGGCGATCTCCAACCACCTGATCCGCGCCGGAAGCTTAAACCCGCGCAAATGGCCGCCGCCGCGCTACGGCTATGTCGGCCCGAGCTTTGAGCAGGCCAAAGACTTGGTGTGGGCGTACCTCAAGCAATACACGGAGAATATCCCCGGCACCCGCTACCTCGAGGGCGAGCTCTGCTGCATCCTGCCGACCGGGGCGATCATCAAATTGTACGGGGGAGCCGCCGCCTACGAGCGCATGCGCGGCATGTATTTCGACGGCATCGCGCTCGACGAATACCCGTTGCTCAACCCGGCGGTGTTCTCAACCGTGGTCAGGCCGTGCCTGGCCGACTATGGCGGGTTCGCCATCGTCTCCGGCACCTCGAACGGCGACGATCACTTCAACCAGCTCAGGATCAAGACCGAGAACGACCCGCGCTGGGACCAGTTCATCATCCCGTTGTCGTCGACCGGCGAGGACGCGCTCTCCCAGGCGGAAGCGAAAGAGCTCACCCAGGACATGAGCCCGGACGAATACGCGCGCGAGATGGAGTGCGCCTTCGACGCTCCGGTCGAGGGCTCGTACTACGGCGAGATCCTCAACACGCTCGCCCAACAGGGCCGGATCTGCTCGGTGCCGGTCGATCTGGCCGCGCCGGTGATCACCGCCTGGGACCTCGGCATCCACGACTATTGCTGCATCTGGCTCTACCAGATCGCCGGCAAGGAGATCCATTTCATCGACTACATCCAGGGCAGCGGCAAGGGCCTCGACTTCTACGCCCAGGAGCTCCGGTTAAGGGCGAAGAAGGGCGGCTTCGTCTACAAGTGCCACTGCCTGCCGCACGACATCGAGACCCGCGAGATCTCGACCGGGGCGGCGCGCCGGCTTTACCTCGAGGAGCATCTCGACGAGCCGATCATCGTCGCGCCGTTCTCCGCGGTCGAGGACGGCATCGCCGCCGCGCGCGGGCTTCTGGGCTTAAGCTGGTTCGACCTGGTGCACACCAAGCAGGGCGTCAGCATGCTGCGCGGCTACCGGCGCAACAAGATGGGCAATCCGGTGCACGGGCCTGAGCCCTACTCGCACGGGGCGGACGCCTACAGGACCTTCGCCTGCACCTTCCACATGGTCGGCGGCTTGAGCGCGCGCGGCTCCGGCCGGCTGCGGCGCAAGATCCGCGGGATCATGTAGGCCGCTTCTCGCTCTGCAAAAACGCCCGGAGCGCGCCCTGGACCTTCCGGATGTCGGCCATCTCGTCGAACGAGAGCGCGGCGAGCTCCTCCGCGGTCATCTTCTCGATCTTCAGGTCATCGCCGAACTGCAGGATCTCGGCGCAGCCGAAGCACACCGCCATGTCGCCCTTCTTCGGCGGCGGAACGTCGCCTTCCAGCACCGAGGCGCTGTCGACCCCGTAGCCGCAATAGGGGCAGACGGTTTTAGCGAACCGGACGTGCGGGACGTCGCTCATGCCTTGACCGGGTGGTTGACGGCGATCGCCCGCTTGAGCATCTCGACGTGGCCGTCCTCGGCCTCCTCCCAGGTCGAGTAGCGTTGGCAGTCCTCGCCGCTCGCGCCAAGGTTGATCGTGAGCCCGTCGATCGTCGGCATGGGGCCCCTGAACACCAGCGTCTCGAACAGCAGCGGCGGCCCGTCGCCATACTGGTGGTCGAGGCCGAGGAACACGGTCGAGATGGCTGTGCCGCCCTCGAGCACGTTGAAGCGGACGACCCGGTCGGCGTCCTGCATCCATCGGCCCCAGATGAAGAGGTCGGGCTCTTCGACCGGCCGATGGCCGTCGAGGATGTAGCGACCGTTGGCCGGCCCGCGGGCGCTCATGCGATGGCGATGTTGTTGCTGATCGCTGCAGCAAGGCTGCGACCCGCGGTGTTGAAGGCGAATACCGCACAGCTGATGTTGGTTCCGCTGTCGGCGGCGACCGTCGTATAGGTCACCGCAGCATTGGAGATGACGGTGCCGTTGCGCCGCCATTGGTACTGGTAACTGGTCGCCGAATAGAGCCAGGTCCCGGTGGTCGAGGTCAGCACGCTGCCGACCGTGGCGGTCCCGCTGACCACCGGCGCAACGGTGTTGACCGGGACCAGGATCGTGCCGAGGGCGGCGCTGATCTGGGCCGCCATCACTGAGTTGGCGAGATTGCCGGCCTTGCCCTTGTTGACGATCAGGAGCGCCTCGTTGGTGAACGGGGTCTTGTTCGCGGCGGGCTTCAGCGCCGCCGGCGGGTTGGTGATGGTCAGATCGTGGGTGGTGACGTCGGTCCCGAGCGCGGCGACGATGGCGTTCAATTCCGCCGCCAGGGTGGGATATTTGGCGTTCTTCTTGCCGAGCAGGATGATGTCGTTCTGGAAGTTGTTGGCAAAGACGGTCATGGGCCTTCTCCTTCTTGGCTGTCGAGCCACTTCAACGTCAGGGTGGCGGGGGTCAAGGGCTTGACCTCGAGCGCGGCGTGCTCGCGCGGGCCGAAGCCCCGCCGGCGGCCGGCGTCGGAGCGCAAGAACTCCTTGGCGGCGTAATAGCGGTTCTGGAAGCTCGCCTGGTCGCGCAGCGCGGTGAACAGGACGTCGACCGCCGCGTCGACCCCCTGGGCGAGGGTCTCCTCGATCGCGCGCTTAAGCGCCGGGATGGCGTAGACGTAGGTGCGGAGCCGCTCCGGGTCGACGTCGAGCTCCTTCGCCGCCGCGGTGACGTTGCCGTCATGGGCCATCAGGATCTCGCGGACCTCCTCCTGGTCGAGGTTCGGCGCATCAGAATATTCTGAGTTTTTTGATTTTTTTGATTTTTCTGCTTCCCGATGTTCAGAAATCATACCCAGCTCTCCACGATCTGCGGCTCGTCCAGCGGATCGCGCATCAGTTTGAGCAGGCCCGCCTTCCACAACGTCTCGCGCATGTCCTCGAGATCGCCGGTCATGATGTCGCCGGTCGGGACCGGGCCGTCGGCGCCGACTTCGAACCGGCGGGCGATGAAGCCGTCAGGGTGGTCTTTCGGCTTGTCGTAGATGGTCCAGATGGTGAGGAGGCCGCGGTGGGCCGCCCCCTGCTGGGTGTCGAAGACCTCGAACTCATCCATCATGGGCCACCAGCCAGAGGCCCCGGGCGACGAAAAAGGCCCCGGGGACGAAGAGGACGAACCAGCCGATCAAGTTGTGGGTCATCCGCCAGGTGAGGAGCGCGAGGAACAGGATGAAGACCCCTTGAAAGATCTCGCCCGTCCCTCGCGGCATTGTTTTTAGACCGCGTAGCGGGCCGGCCGGCGCTTCCAGCCCAGGGCGCCCAAGAGGGAGAAGCCGGCGAGCGCCATCGCCCAGGTCGGGGCCTCCGGCACCGTCGCCGTCGCCGTCCCGTCAATGGCGATGTGGATCGGCGATGCTCCGCTGAAGCCCGAGATCTCGGCGAAGTAATCGCCGGCGGCGAGCCCCTTCGGCAGGACGGTGGCTTCCTGGCCGCCGACGACGTCGGCGATCGGCGAGCTCTCGATCAGCGCGCCCGCCGGGATGAACGGCGGGGTCGAGCCGGTCGACGTCCAGTCGTTGAGGCTGAGCGAGCCGAGAGTGACCCGCTCAGAGCCGGTGGCGCTGTCGCTCATCGACAACGTCACGGTCTCATCGACCGGGATGTTGAACTCGAAGAACTGGGCGAAAGCCGCGCCTGAGCCCGGCGTCTGCTCGGCCGGCAGCGGCAGGCTTTCGTTAAGGATGCTACCGATATCCTCGACCGTCACCACGACCGCGTGGGCGGGGCCGGCGGCGATCGCGGCGATCGCGGTCGCCAGCAGCAGTTTTTTCAACATGAAGTCACCCTTTCAAACACCCTCGGGCCAATCCCGATGGGATCTCATCAATCGTCGTCAAAGTTCATCAGGCCCCACCACTCTCTCTGGCAGGCGACGCAGAATTTTGCCGCATGGCCGTCAGTGGTCCACATCATCAAGGGCACGTCGTCGTCTCTGAACGCGGCCGAGCAGTAGGAGCAGAGCGGGCTCACCACGCTGTCCGGGCGCCCCCAGATCACCTTCTTCCAGTCGAAGCCCGGTTTCGGCGCAAGCGTCGTCATCAGACTGCCCCCGCCGGCATGAACTTCATCGCCGCCAGGTGCATCCGGCCGAGGTCGTGGATCGCCTCGGGCCCGTCCTTTTTCGCCTCCGCGAACAAGAGCGGATAGCCGCTCTCGATCGAGGCCATGACCTCGCCCCGGGTGGCGCCCCGGCCTTCGGCCCACCAATCGATGCGGTCGGGCGCGCCAAGCCGGATCAGCCAGCCGCCGCCGTCATAGCCCGGCGAGCCCATCATCACCGCCTCACGGGTCTCGTAGAGCGCCATGCAGCCGGGGTTGCGCCTGATCATCGTCCCGCCGGGCGACCCAGCCTCGGGATCGAGCCCCTTCTGGTTGCGCTTCTCCCTCGGGTTGATCAGGAACGGGCAGGCCCTGGCGGCGTATTCGGCGCAGTCGCGGTGGCAGGCCGGCTCCGAGGTGGTGCGGTTGATCACGCACATCGGCCCGATCACGTAGATCTTGTGGGTCCCGGTCGGCTCGCCGCAGAGCCAGCACAACCCGCGCTTGAACGCCAGGTAGCGAAAGCCCTGGTCGGCGTAGCGGAAATCGGGCTTGTCGCTTTCGCGCGGCAATTGGGCGGGCTTGCCGGCCTTGGTGAACCACATGACGAAGCGGGGCACCGGATAGCCGCGCTCGTCCCGCGCCAGGCGCTTGATCCGGTCCGGCATCTCAGGCAGGCTAACGGGCACGTTTTTCCCCCTCGATGATCGCTCGCGCGCGCCGTGTCGTCACCACGATCGTCGCCGAGCCGATCGCCAGCGACGCATTGAGCTGGTCGTAGAGGTGCATCGCCTCGTAAACCTCGGTGCATTGCACCCGGATGGTCACCCGGGTCCCGTCGCGCTCAACTTCCGCCGTCTTGGCCATTTTTGGCCTCCTCAACAGCGGCCGCCGCCTCCCACTGGCGAAAGCCCTCGAGCACCTCGAGCCCGACCAGGTTGGTCGCGCCGGCGAGGGCAAAATAGGTCCCCACCGCCGCCGCAAACCCGGACAGCGCCACCCCGTCGACGGTGACGAAGGCGATCGCCAGCCCGGCGATCTTCTTGTCCAAGACGCGCCGCCTGAGATCGTCGGCCAAGGTCGTGATCTCGCCCGAAATGCGGCCCTCGGCGGCGTATTTGGCCGCCCCGGCCGCCTTCAGCTCGTTAACCGCGGTCTTCAGCCGCACGTCGAACGAATGCAGCTGCCCCCGGGTCCAGTCGCGGAACTCGCTTTCGTTCATTCTGACCTCGGCTCGTTCATTTGCGCCGCCTTTTGGCCCGCCGTTCGGCCTTCATCTCGCGGATGAGCCGGTCGACGTCGCTCTTCTTCACCATGACCGTGATGTAGGCCGGCATCGGCCCCTGGAAGTCATTCATCCGCCAGAACCGCTCGAGCAACTCGCCCTCGATCCGGCCAGTCCGGCACATTTCCGCAAATTCAGCGTCGGTGACGGAGCGCCCCCACGGGGTGTTCGGCGAGATGGCGAACTCCGTCATCGCACCCGCCTATGCTCCCGCCGGACAGTGGCCAACGCCTTCTTCGACGCCTCGATGAACGCCTCAAGCAGCTTCCGCACCTCTTCGGTCTCGCAATCAGGCAGCACCTTCGGGACGGTCTCCAGCACCCGCTCGAGATCCTCCTCGATCAGCTCCAGCCACTCGGCCTCACCGCTCATGGCTCGTCCCGCCAGGTCTGGGCCTTGACCGCCCACATCTGCGCACCCTGGGCCTCGGTGATGGCGATCGACCACAGCCGCGCCTTCTCGCCAGTCGTCCTCGCCCGCTCCTCAGCGCAAAAGTCGATGATCTCGGCAAAAAGCTCCTTCAGCTGCTTGACCCCAGGATCGCCGCTCGGGTTGAACCCCAGCCCCACCGCCTTCTCGCCATAAGTCGCCATTTTTCCCTCACCGCTCATGGTCGAAGTCCCCATTCCGAGCCCGCGCCGCCAGGTCCTTGTGCCCGGCCGCCTCAAGATCCCTCACCAGCCTGATGTCCGGGAAGACGTGCGGCGAACTCAAGTCGCCGTATTCCCCGTCCTTGGCCTTGGCCGCCATCTCCTTCAGCCCCCGCTCCTCCAAAACCCGGATCAACTCCTGCTTGGCGTTCATCGCTCGCGCGCCAATCGCTCAACCGCATCAGGGAAAGTCAGCCCCTCAGCCTTCATCAGCGCCGCAATCGGATCCTCCCCCGCAGCCTTCCGCCGAAAATACGCCGCACGACTGATCTTCAAAGCCTTCCACGGCTCCCCCAACCCTGGCCGACCTCCCTTCCGAGGGGCCAAGGGGGCCACGTTCGAGGCGGCCAACACCCGCCCCTCCAGCCGCACAGCCGAAGGGGCGGGCTCGGAGGACGCGGAAGGCGAACCGACGAAGCAACCCTCCACTCCCGGCCGGCCAGCCGGCCCCCGATCCGCAAACAGCGCCCGACGCCCCAACCCCTGGATCTGACCAAGCCTCGCCCCATGCCGAGGATCATGCGCCTTAAACTGGTCCACCATCCGTTCCGTCTCACCCACTCTCAGTCTCAGGTTTAGTCTCGACCCCTTTAGTCTCAATTGTCAATCCGGTATATGTAGAACGGTTGTTTCACGTGAAACATTCCGGGGGCCACACAGCGGGAAGAGCCTCCCGGGCCCGGTCCAGCCGAGGCCGCCGGGGCGGGGGGGCCGATCGCCGATCGCTGGCCAGAAAAAAGGGCATCTCCTCACCATGGCAGGACACTAACGCCAATAGCCATGGCGTCAACATGCGCGCTAAGCGATTGATATCATTGCGCAATTGCTATGGACGAGGCGCTACGCTCGAGCTATCCACCTGGCCATTCCACCCGCATGCTCACGATCCTGGCGAACGTTCGCGCCTTCGTTCGTGAGGATTAGCGGCGTTCGCGCGCGGATTGAAACGCCGTCGCAAGTTGGCGGGCGACCCCGCGAACTTTGGCGCAGAGGCCGCAAGGCGGGTTTGGTTTGGGCTGCTTTGGTGAGACTGAATGATGTCGTATTGGCACGCCAATTGGTCGCTTTAGGCCTTGGGAAGGCCAAGCTTGGCGTTTCATGGGGCTAGCAACCTGGATTAGGCGGCCGCGGGCGGTTCGGGCGGCTCTTGCTGCGCCGATGTCTCAAGAGTTGATGGTTTGAGGCCAGCGGGCGGCCATTGCGCCAAGTGAGACTGAAGCTTGCGCGCTTCGGGCGAGTTGGCGGCCGCGACTTCAATCTCGGCTTTCGTGAGCGCATTGGCCACGATTGACCATCGTTTGGCCTCTTCGGCCGTAATCCAGCCTTTGGCGCCCTCTTCGGCCTTTTCGGCGCATCGGCGCAACAGGATCGCGATTAACGCCTCCGGCTCATTAAGGCTGAAATTGAGGTTCAGCTGATCTTTCAATGGCATAGGCGGATTATACGCCTTGCCTCTGAGCCGTCAATCTCAATCTCATAAAAAGGACATTTTGCCCTAAGATTGCGCTTGACATTAGGGCATTATGTCCTTATCTCCGGACTTCCCATTAGGGCATTATGCCCGAACGGCCGGAGATCAAGAACATGCAATTCCGTCGGTTTTTCTCACTCGATAGCGCCAAAGCGATCAAGGCGCGTTCATATGGATATCTCAACGCAATCAACTATATGGCCCCGGCAAACACCGCTGGCGTCGGCAACCTTTGCCCGCATGCTTCGCCAGGATGTCTGGCGCTTTGCCTTGGCTGGTATTCCGGCCAAGCTTCGATGGTCAAAGACCAAGAAAACGACATGAACGGCGTGCGCAATTCACGCGTGGCCAAGGCCAAGCTTTTCATGAGCGACCGCAAGGCGTTCATGGCCGAGCTCATCTCCGGTATTCAGCGTTCACAGAAAACCGCCGCGAACGCTGGCCTTAAGCTTTGCGTGAGATTGAACGGGGCGACCGATATCAACTATCCCCGCTCCGTTTATGATCAATTCCCGGATGTCCAGTTCGTCGACTATACCAAGTCGGTTCGCAAGGCGCTTGACCATGCGGCCGGCCGTTTGGCGCCGAACTATAGCGTCACTTTCTCGCGCTCAGAGACCAATGAGGCCGATTGCCTGCTGGTCTTGGCCGCGGGTGGCAATGTCGCGGTCGTTTCCTCGCGCGCCATGCCCGACGCCTATCTCGGCTTCCCCGTGATCAATGGCGATGAGCATGACCTGCGCCACCTCGATCCGAAAGGCGTGGTCGTTTGGCTGTCGCCGAAGGGTCTGAAGGCCAAGCGCGACACCAGCGGCATGGTCCTGCGCTGAAGGCGCCAGCGCTAGCCGGTCGCCCCGTGCGGCCGGCTGTCGCGGGCGCCTTTGCCCGATTGGAGAAACGACCATGCGCAAGATGTTCGTAGACCGTCTACCAAGCATAAAAGTGGGCGACCGAATTTTGTTCGACACACATAGCAACTTGGGTGTGCGCGAAGACGTGGTGCGAGGAAAATTCGCCGCTGAAACGCTGCTTGAACCTTACGCGCGCAATACAAAAGCCGCCGCCCTAACTCTAACGCACCACTCTTGGACTTTTGAGAGCAATGTTATTGCGATCATCCGCTGATGGGCCCGGAGCTCGCTTCAATCTTCGCCGCGGCCATGGTCGCGGCTCTTCTCTTCACTGGAAAGGTTTAACCAAATGAAACACGATGATAATTTTGAGCAAGCGGTCACGCGCGCCCTGCGCGAGATCATGGCAACACGGGCGCCCGAACGTTTCGCCATTCATGACGACCTACAGCGCGCGCTAGATCAGTGGAACGCGGCAAGGTGCCCTCTTGTGGTTCAACCTGGATGAGGTAGCCTGGCGCCGTTGAGATGTCCTGAAAAACCGAGACTGAAGGGCCCGCGAGGGCCCTTTTTTTATGCGCCAGGGCAGTCCCCGACCAGCGCTCGCGATCGCGACGGCGAGCAGTCGCATTGCCAGCCCACAGGCAGCGCCCCGTAGGCCTGCTGTGGCCCGTCCTGCAAATAGTTCTGCTGCGCCCCCGCCAGGCCTTGGGAATAGGCCTGCTGCTGGATGTTTTGGGCGCTTTGCATCATCTGCAGCTGCAGTTGTTGGCTGGCCTGCTGCGCCATGGCGTTGTGCTGCTCCCATACGGTCTGCGGCGGCGGAAACTGCGGCAAGGCGTGCTGTCCGCCCATCGGCATCGGATCATTGTGGCGCAAGCGCCAGGCCTCATTGCGCCACAGGCCTGCTCGCTCGCGCTCGGCCATCACCTCGCGTTCGAGCGTGACGCAGTCGACCCGCGCCTGGCGGAGCGCGCATTCGAGCTCGAGCTCGCGCGCGCTCTTCTCAGGCTTTTCGAAACGCGCCGCGATCGCAGGCGCGAACGCCAAAAGCAGGCTTGTTAGGCTCATCCGAGCGACCCTCCGCGACGGGCATAATATCCTCTTTCCGGCAATTGACAATGCGGGCAAAATGTCCATATTGGCGCGATGACCGAACAAATGAACCTTCGCCACTACCTCGCTTCGCGCACGTTTCCGCAGCTGCACGCCAAGCTAAACGCCTGGCTTGCCAAGCCCGAAAACGCGCACCTCAAGGTTGAACAATCGGGCCCGCTGTTTGGAGACGCCGAGCAGGCCGTCCGCTTCGCAATCGGGCCAGGAACCCTGACGGACGATCAACGTCTTTGGCTCGGCGAATACGCCCGCGCTTGGCATAGGCTGGCCGATCAATGATCCGCATCACCGTCACCGCGGCCGCTTATGCGGCCATTCATGGCCAGGAGCCCCAAGGAAGCCCGCTGGCGGCCGTCTCGCTCTGGCTGGACAAAGCGACCGCCGAGCGGCTCGAGGCCCTCAGGGCCCCGGATATGAGCTACAGCGACGTGATTTTGCGACTTGCCGAGATGGAGCGCGCGCTATGACCCCCGAAGAGTTCAAGCAAGCCCGCGCGGCCCTCGGCCTGACCGCGGCCGAGTTCGGCGCAGCGTTCGACGTCGCCGGCCGCACCGTGCGCGGATGGGAGCTCGGCCAGCGCAATGGCAAGCCCCAGTCGGTTCCGCGATCGGTCGCGGTCCTGGTGCGCCTGGCGCTGAAGAGCCCGAGCGTGCGGCGCGAATTGGGCATCACCACCAAAATCGCGGCCGAGTGATGAAGAGTGACCGCGCCGCAGCGATCGCCGCCAGCGACGCTTTACTTGAGCTGATTGAGGCCTATCGTCGCCATCCGACCCCGGAAGCTCGAGCTGCGCTGATGGCCGCCATGGAAGCTTTCATGAAACGTTTGGAAGGTTTGAGCGATTGAGCAAGGCCGAGCGGCCGCGGCGCGACGATCTGCCGACGGTGCGCGTCTCGCCCTTGCGCGCCTCTGGCTGGATCACTCCCGACATGAAATCGGTTCTCGTCGCGTTCACCAAGGGCGACGAGGTGCACGCCCGCGAGGTGCGCCTCTCGCATCGAAAATTCCCCAACGGGGGATCCTGGTCGTTTTTCCTCTGCCCGACCTGCTCGAGGCGCGCGCGCACGCTGCGGCTCTACGATGGGCGCGCAGTCTGCTGCCGCTGCGACGGATTGCTGCTCAGATGCCAAATGGAGGGCCGAGGGACCCGCGAGCGCATCGAGCGGCTGCGAAATCAGCTCTACGGGCCCAAGCCCGCCAGGCACCGGCGCAAGGCGCTTGAAATGTCGCTCCGGCGCGCGCTAATCGTCGATCGGCGCAAACGGTTAGGCCTGCCCCCATGACCAACATCCCGGCGAGCTGCAAGGGCCTCGAGGCCTTCAGGGTGCGCCGCCTGCTGATCAAGAAACATGGCAACATCACCGCGACCGCGCGCAAGCTTCGCGTCCCGCCCCACGATCTGCGCCTGGCTGTGCTCGCCCTTCCGTCTTTGCTCCAGGCTTCGCTCGAGGCCGAAGAGCAGGCGCTCGACGAGGCCGAGGCGGTCATTCGCCGGGCGCTGAAAGACCCTGACGCATCGCGCCGCATCGCGGCCGCCGGCCATATTCTCAGGACCAGCCCGGCCGCCAAGCGCCGCGGCTTCGGCCGATCGAACGACGATCCGCCGCCGGCGCCGCCCGCCACCGTGATCAAATGGCAGTCGTAAGCCCCTCGAGCGCGTGCTAAGAAGCCCAGTCAATCGACCCAGGAAAGGGAGATTGACATGGCCACGCGCCCACCGCCCCCCCGCCAGCCCGTACGACCCGGCGCTCGGATCCCGCCTCCTCCTCCGCGCCTGCCCGAATATATTCCGATCGAGCAGCAAGCGGAGCCGACCCAGCCGGGTTATTGGCCCGACGAGCAGCCGCCGGACAACCAATGGCCCGATGAGCCCGGAGAGGCCGAACAGCTGCCCAACACAATGGCGGCGATCACCACCATCGTCGACGAGCAGCGCGCGCGCAGCCTCGAGATCCAACGGCTGGGCCCCACCGCCTACATGGCCCAGTTCGACACCCGCACAGCTGAGGACTTCAACGAGCCTGTCGAGGGCATCAGCACAACCCAGGTCTCCGAGGCCGAGCTGAGGCGCTGACATGCCCGCCAACCCGGACCCAAACAGCGGCTGGGCGAGCTGGCTGCAGCAATTCCTGCCGCAAATCGGCGCTCCCCAGCCTGGCAACATCCTGAACAGCCCAGCCGCCGGACCCAGCGCCGGGCAAATTCAGGTCGGCGCGCCCCAACCCGGCAACATCATCAACAGCCCCGCAGCTGGGCCGAGCCTTGGACGGCTCGGCCTGCCCCAGTTCATGGGCGGTAATGGGGTTTACCAGCCGCCGCCGGGGGCGCCGACGCAGTTGCCAGGCGCGGCGCCGGCCACGCCGCTCGGCGGGTCAGCCAATCCGTTCGTCGCCTCGGCGCAAGGCCCGATGGATCCGAGCATCATGGCTAGGATGGCCCAGCAAGGCCAAGGGCCAGCGGGCGGCGCCACAGGCTCCTGGGGGCCGCCCAGCCCTGCAGCGGCGTCGACCGCAGCGCCTGGCGCCGGCGGCATCGGCAGCGATGCGCGCTTTCCATTGACGGCGCTGGGCGGCGCGACAGGCTCTTGGGGCCCTCCCAGCGGCCAAGGCGGCATCGGCAGCGATTATGTCGCAGGCGGGGCGCCGGTGTCGGGCGCGCCTCCGAACACCAGCCCCAGCGGCGGCGGCATCGGCAGCGATTATGTTGCGAGCCGCACCGCGCCAGGACGGCCGGCGCCGGTCGCGTCTGCTCCAGCCGGGCCGCTGGCACCGAACTCGCGCTTCACTCTGATCGACCGCCCCAACGCGCCCGCCGGCGGCGGCCCATACGGAGGCGGGCCGCCGAAGGCCACGGCGCTCGATCTGAGCGGCATGTTCAACCGCGGTCAGCCGGCGGCGGCCGCGCAGCCCGCTGCCGGAGGAGGGATGCGACCCGGTAACTTCCCCTATGGTCGGTCGACGACGCCGGGCGGCCCGTTCATGCCGTTTGACATCACCGGCTACCCGGTCGCGGGGGTCAACGCGCCGGCGGACGCGACCCAACAATGGCTGCGGGGCCTGTTCGGACCGCCAGGGACGGCACTGCAACGGGTGAGGAACGACATTGGCTAAAGGTCTCAGCCGCGGCCGCAAGCTGCCGGCGATCATGGAAAAGGCGGTGCTGAGGATCAAGGCCTCGAGCCCCGGCGTGAACCCCTACGCCGCCGCCTCGAGCGTGCTGCAGAAGAGCGGATCGCTGCGCAAGGGCACCAACACTCCGACCAAGAAGGGCGTCACCCGCGGGGCGAAGAGCCGGGCGTGGCGCCACGCCCACCCGGCATAGTCGACGACCAGAGCTCTTTGCCGTTGCGCTTGAACTCGACCAGCACAATCCTCTTGCCGGTGAGCTCGCTCATTTTCTGGGCGCGGAGCTTCATGATCTCGAGCGACTTCGGGTTCGAGACCACCATCGGAAAGTGCACATCGTCGATCTGGGTCGCGCAGATGCCCTCGCCGCCCTCGTCGATCGACAGGAACGCATAGAGCGTCCGGATCGGCCAGCCGTTCCTCGGCGAGTGAACCTCCATCAATTGCTCCTCCTCCACCGGCTATTTCTTCCGCGGCGGCGGCTTGGCCGCCTCCTCTAGAGCGTCCATGAACCGTTTGAGCCGGCTGAGCTCGTCGACGTCGCCACGCAGGCCGCCGCGGATCTCGATGTCGTCAATCCTCTTCCAGATCCGCTCCATGCGCTCCTCCATCTCGGTTTGGCTGCGCAACGTCTCGGATTGGCTGCGCAACAAGGCCCTTAGGTCTTCCATCGACTTGCCCAACTGTCGGCGCAGCATGTTGAACGCCCAGACCACGGCCGTCATCCCCGTGATCAGGGCCGCAGTTTGGATGCAATCAATCCACTGATCCGCTCGCACCTTGCCCCTCTGAAGGCGTCTCCTCGTCAAGCATCGCTCTGACGACGTCGATCTCCTGCAGCACCGCGAGCAGGGCGTTGAGCGACGGATAGACGACCACCAACCGCGCGCGGCCGTCCGGCAAGACGTCGATCTTTTCGCGCCGGCCGGCGCTGAACCGCCGCCCGAAGCTCCGCAGCCACTCGAGCAGATGCTCGTGCCCATCCGCTTGTCCCGGGGCTAGAATGTCCATCTTCGCTGGCTTCCTTGCCCCCCCTCTATCCGCCCTATTAAGCAGAGCTATTACCTCCATGGCAACTGCAATCTGACAGTTGTTGCGAAAAAAATTGGCCCGCTCAGCTACAACCCCTCGGTTGCTTGCTCCCTGCTTACTTGCAGGTGTTTCGCCGCCTCTTTATCCGCGGCCGCATAAGAACTTGCGAGCTCGGCAAGTCGGGCGTCATGATATGCAACCGCCTGGGCGCTGAACTCGGGTGGCGCGGTTCAGGCGCCAGGCGTTGGCGCGCATCCGGCGCGTGCCACGCGGGTACGCGGCTTACTTATCGTTGCATAGTATGTCAAGCATGCCATGGGCATACTCTTCGCATTTACTGTTGAGGTGACAAGTGGCATGATAGCTGTGTGGCTGCTCCCAAGAAGATCGAACGCATCATCACGCCCATGCCTCGACGGCTCCTCGAGCGCATCGAAGATTTCCGCTATGCTCACCGCATCCCCACCCGCGCCCAAGCGATCCGGCGGCTGATCGAAATCGGCCTGAAGCACGCTGACGCCGCGCAATCATGAGCTTTCGGCCTGCCGCCGGGCGTCATCGTCCGAGGCCGCGTATATCCTGGCGAGCTCGGCGAGCCGTTTCTCGTGGTATGCGACCGCCTGCGCTCTGAGCTCCGGCGTGGGCGCGGTGCGCGCGTCCAGGATGCGATCGGCCTGCGACGGGCTATCAGCTGCGAGCGCCTCACGAAGGCGCCTGAAGTCCTCGACGACGCTCTGGTGCTCAGCCGAGCCGAGCCGCGCCTTCCCGGTCCTCCGGCCCGCCAGTGTCTCGGCGCGCACCCGATCGCGACGCTCCAGATCGCGCTGCGGCTGCATCCGCTTGTCGCATTCCACCCGGATCCGGTTGATCGATGGAAGCCAGCTGTCCTCCGCGGGGAGGCCCCTGATCGGATTGCAGACCTCCCGGGCAACTTCCTCTGGGTAGCACGCCAGGGTGAGGGCCGCCGCGGCCACGTACGTCTCAGGATCGTTCGCGTCCGAAGCCCGGTAACAGCCGAAGAGGATCGTCGCTAAATGCGCCGCTTCCTGCGGGTCGCACGTCGGTTCGCGCTTCGCCAAGGCGCCTGACGAGGTCGCGCCCAGCTTCAACCAATGACCCTTTGCCACGGCCTGGTCCTTTCTTGCGAGCTGCAGTTTCCCGCAGCCGGTTGCGGAAGGTGGCGTCCCAATCGAGCTTTCTGGCTCGCTGGCCAGGGACGCCGCGCCAGTAGTCGCGGAACTCGGCCACCGCCTCGTCGAGCGACTGCTCCGCGAAGCCCAAGCCCTTGGCGAAGGCGCGAAGGGCATCCGAGGGGGCCCAGCCTTCGGGAAGGCGAGCGCCAAGCTTCGTGCCCGCGCGCACGCCCGCGTTCTCATCGGGAAGTGGGGAAGAGGGGGGGTTT